CGAGCCGCCCGCCCCTACCTGTCGAGACTATCCCACGCCCAAGCGGAAGATCGAGTCCAGCGGGCTGTCGGTGGTGGTCTCGGTGTGGATGGCGGTGTCGCCGGTGTAGTTGGTCGCCTCGACGTCGAGCTTGTATGCGAGGAACTCGCCACGCTTCTCGGTCGCAACCGCGGTGAAGTAGGCGGCTGGGATCAGGAACGCCCACGCACGGCCGACCTTGCTGCCGACGTAGCACCCGATGGACGTGGTCACGCCGCGCTCCAAGAACGATTGCCACTGGTGACTGCCCACGTTGCCCGCGTTTCCGGCGCTGTCGTACACGGTGTCAGCGGTGTCGTGCAGCACCTGCACGGATGCACGGATCCGCGGGTTGCGGTAGGCAACGGCCGAGATGCCCTGCGACGCAGCGTGGCACACGATGTCGACAACCTCGATCGCGTAGTCCAGCGTGCAAGACTGCATGCCGCACTTCTGTGACCCAGCCAGCGACGCGTAGCCGTTGACGCTGCCGACGATCTGCGGCACGCGGTCGAAGGCGGCAGGGACAACCAAACCGCCCGCGGTCTTATTCATGGCAAAATCGTAGAACTTGCCGTTGATCGTGACCGTCGGCACCTCGCCGCTGTTCCACGTGATTTGGAAACCTTCTACCACGAAATCCTGCATGATGTAGGCGAGCGTCGTGTCCTGACCCGTGAATTTGATCGTCATCGGGATTTGGCTATAAGCCGCGGCCGACAGCCAACCCGTGGCGGTTCCGTAGTTGTCGGCGGTGTTGCTGTTGACTGCGTTCTTCGACGCCTCGAACAGCGTGACCACGTTGCCCGCGGCCGACTTTGCAAAGCCAAGCTGCAGGGTGGTCGATGTCGGCGACTCGGCCGTCAGCACAAGATCGCCCGCATCGACGTCCGCAAACGCACCAGGCGCATCGTAGGTGATCGCGGTCGTCGTCGCCGACGCCACGCCCGATGCTTGGTAGGTGCTGTTGTTCATGTGCGCGCCGTTCCAAAAGTTAACGGCGTTGGCAACCGCGGCAACGTTGCTGCCGAGCGCGTTGGCAACAAGGCACATCCAAGGCGGGATCACGCCTGCGCTGCCAGGGTTCTCAAGCGTCGGATCATATCCAGACTTGAGCCCTTCCAGCGGGATTTTGAAGCCGAACGTGCCGCTACGGCGACCGATGACGCGCTCGGGAGCGGCGCCGATCTGGCCCGTCAACAGGTTGAGCTCGGTGACCGCGGTGTCGAATGAGAACGACGGCGCCTCGCACTTCACCGTGCGATAGTCCGCGCCCGTCATATTCGGGGTGCCGAAGCCCGAGATCTGCGGCGCAAGCGAAACACTGTAATCATTCCACGTAGCCACAGCTCACCCCCTAGTCCAATGCACCGTTGCGGTGCGTTCGCAAATCAATGCCCCATCGCCGTCCGGCGAGATGTCGCCCTCTGCGAGCTCGACCCGCAGTGCGTTGCCCTGAGCAGCCCACGCATAGATTGCCGCGGCGATTGTCTCGCTGTCGAGCAACGCGCGTTCGTACGCTGTGCGCTGGCCTTCTTCGGCCTGCCCGATTGCGTAAATCACCGACAACGAAACGGTGGTGCCCCAATCCGTACAGGTCGAGCCGGGCAACAGACGGATCGGCGGCGACGCAGTGACAAGGACCGCGCGCGTGCTGCGACGCACAGGCGCACCGAGGGTGAACGTGCGGAAGGTGTCGTCCTCAGACACGGGGTCCGACGGCGACGCGGCCTCGATGGCCGCGCGCAAGCTGTCGAGAAGGTCGACAATCGAAACCATCACCGCACCGCCTGCAGCGTGTAAATTGCGCCGGGGTTCGGGGTGCTGTCGTCGACGGTGCCGGTTGCGTTGCTGTCGTAAGCCGCAGCGGTCAAGGCCTGCGCCATCGCATCGTCGAACGCAAAGCGCAATTCGCGCATCGCTGCGATTGCGTCGCCGCCTGGGTAAACGCCTTCTTCGGCAAGCGCGTAGCGGATGCCTTGTCGCGCCGCCTCGTCAAACACAAGCGGCGACAGGTACAGCCACGGCCGACGACCAGTGCGCAGAATTGCCGAGCGGATGCGGTCGTTGACGACAGCCGCGACGCGGTCGCAGAACGCCTCGGACTTGCGCTCTTGGAACGTGTTGGCAAGCGTGCTGCGGACGTCAGCGCCTGCAACGGGAGCAAACCACGGCCACCGCACGACCGCGGCTTGGTAGGACGCTTGGCGGCTTTCGGAGCCGCTGCTGTATGCCCAGACAATGCGGTAGCCCGCGCCGATGTTAGCCACACCAGGCGCCGTCACTACCGCCGAGATTTGTGTTGCCTTGACCGTCGAGCCGTTATCCACCGCGACGGGCAACGCGTCGACGAGGTGGGCGGTGGTGCCGTCGAGCCGCGCAATCCGCGACACGTACACGACGCCGTCCGACGTGATAGCGATCGGCGCACCGACCGCAAACCCGACTGCAGACGTCAGCACAAGCGCGGTCGCGGTCGTGCCTGCTGCGGTGGTCGTCGACGCGGTGGGCAGGGTAACCGCCGCCGTCGACAGCTCGGTGCCGTCGGGCTTGTAGATCTTGCACGTCGCCGATGTGGCGACAACGCCCTCGGCGTCGGCGTGCACCACGGTGGTAGAGGCATCGTATTTGATTTCGATCTCTACCACCGCAGCACCCCCTTACGCCGACGCCGAGGACATTACCTGTCGCACCTTAGGGGACGTTGCTGCCGATGATGCCGTACTCGTACGGCGACTTGAAGAAGCAGCAATCCACCTCGGCCACCGCCTCGTAGAACAAGCCGTCCACCGACAGGGCGATGCGCGCCGTCGGGTCGCTGCCGAGCGCCATGCCGACCGGGGCGTTGGCCAGATCGATCAGGAACCAATCGCGATCGTCGGTCGAGAACGGCCACACGACGATGTCGGACACGATGCCCTTGACGAAGTTGGACGCGTTGTCTTGGCCCGACAGCTGCGACACGACCAGCTCATGCGCGACCTTGGCATTGGCGGGCGAAACCACCAGCACCAGACCGCCGTTGCTGCCGAGGTGCAGCGGGATGCCGCGGTCGCTGCGGTACTGCAGCATGAGCTTGATCGCCGCGTTCAGCGAGGTCTCGTCGAGCGCCGAGGCGACCAGGTTGTCCTGAGTCGCGCCGCCAGCAAGCAAGAGGCCCGTGTCCAGGTACTTCTTGCCAGCGCCGACCAGACCGTCGCCGACGCCTTGGCGGGGGTGAGCGGCGGCAAACAAACCTTCGAGGCCGTCGAAAAACAGCTTGTCAAAAGTTTTGATCGCCGACTGCGCAAGCTGGGCGCCGAGCTGCTCGAACCCGTAATCACCGTTGACGGTGTGGACAGGCGCAATGTGCTTGACGACCTTCTTGGTAACCGTGTGGCTAGCCGTGAAGGTAAACCAGTCGCTCAACGCCTGAGTCGTGGCGGTGTTCGTCAGGGTCGCGCCGATGGCGCCGAAAGCGCCGCCGCCAATGTCGACCGTGCGAGCGCCGCCCGTCGAGATGATGCGGCCCGCACGCTGGACGAGCGGGGCGGTGTTGGTGAGACCCTGAGCAAACGAGGTCTGGAGGATGCGGTTGGCATTCTGCGAGCTGGCCATAGTAGAACCTCTTGCGGCGTAAAGTTGCCGCGCAAAGCCCTACCTCGCCGGGCGGAACAGGCTCCGTGTCCTAGCCGCGACCGCGGTTGATGACCTCGCGCGGCATAACGCTTTCAGTGTAACGACCTGTCGCGATGCCGTCAATCATCATCCTTTGTCGCGCCGCCAACCGTTGTTCGTGGATTTCGCGCGGGATGACCCACACCTCAGCCGATGCCCACCCCTCGACGACGGGACGGCCGCCGAGGAGTTGGTAGCCTTTGCCTGCAATGCGGCGGCGTTCGGCCTCGATGCGGTCGGGCTTGGAGTTGAGGTCCACGATTGCGACCGCCCACTTGGTATAGTCCAGACCCTGAACGCGGCCTGGGTGGGTCATCGGCCGATCGATGTCGACAGCCTTGAAGCTGGATGGATCGGGCAACACGATCGAGGTGTCGAAGGACTCGTCCATCGACGGCACAGGCTGCCGAGCGTTACGTGTAGCCATCTCAACCCCCCAGCAACTTGCGCAGTCCATCGCGCGAAATCAGCGGCGACTTCTCGGCGCCTGTGAGAATACGTGCAAGCCGCGAACCCTGCGGCACGTCGTACGGTGTCGACTGCGCATCTGCGCGGCGCACAAACTCTGGGTTGTCCTTGGCCCATGCTTCAAGCGCGGCGGCGCCCGTCGGGTCGGCGGGATCGACGTCAGGCACAAGTGCTGCGGCTTTTTCGAGGATGCCGAGCTTCGACATTGCGTCTTTGCGCCGCGTCTGCCGCAATGCATCGCGCTCGGCTTGCAGCGCTTTGCGGTCCTCTTCCAACTTCTCGCGCTCGGACATTGCCGACCGCCGCGACTCATCCGACGCCTTGGCCTGCTCGGCCTTCATGGCCGACAGCTCTTTGAGCTGGGTCTGCAGCGCCTGCAATCGCTGCTTGTACGCGGGCGGCTCGGGCGCCGCAGGCTTGGCGACGGCAGGAGCGAGTACCGACTTGGGTTGGTTCGGTTGTTCCGCAGCCTGCGGAACAGCGGGCGCCGTGGTATCTACCGCCGGTGCCGTCGCGGTCGCAACCGCGATGGGTGGTGCGTTTTCGGACATTTCCTACCTACTGCGGCGACAGCGCCGCCGCGAACTCTCTACCCGTTTTTGAGACTGCGCGCAAGGTGCCGCGTTCTGCGCCTGTCGCTTTCGACAGCCACGACAACACCGCATCATGCACACCGTCCGCAAACTCTGACTGAAGGCGTGCGTTTGGCTCCAGCAGGTTGATGTCTTTTGATGAAAATACCGAGTATGCCTTCAACCGGTTTGGCACCTTCTTGGCTTTGATCACAAAACGCTTGCGGCCGTCTGCACCCTTTGTTGTGCTCCTGCTGTATTTTGTCTCTTGCCCAATGGACGATCCCGCAAACTCGATGATTGCCGCGTTCGGCCCGTAGTTGCGGACCTTCAGCCCGCGCCACATTCCGCCCGTGCGATTGAACGATGCGTCATCCTTGCGCGCCACCTTGTGCCACCTGTCCGAGCTCGACCAAATCCAACCGCCTTCGGGCAACACGGCCACGATGCGCTTGGCCTGTTTCCATCCCTGCCGGTTGTCGAACTTTGGCCCCAAAGCCTGCATGTATTCGTCGCCCAGAAACTTGCGCGAAGCCGTCGAGAAAGCAATGCGCCGATTGTCGCCGAACGCCTGTTCGCGCAATGCCCGCGCCATCACCGTGGCGGCTTCAATTGCGTTGACCACCAACGGCCGAACGACGCCCCCGTCGAGGAACGCAGACCGCGAGAGTTGGACCGAGATCACACGATCTCCCGCACGGTTTCGGCGCCTGTTTGCACGTCGACCGACACCTCTTGCCCAGGTTGCGGGTCGGGTGGCAAAAAGCCCAGCTCGCGGGCCTCTTGCAAGTTCGCGTCGACCTTGACCCGCGCCGCTGCGAGCGACAGACCGTCGCGCTGGGCGACTTCTTCCACCACCGAGCGCAGGCCGAGCTTGATTGCAGCCGCGAGCGCTGTGGTATCGGCTACGGGGTCGATTGTCGTAACCGTGTCTTGCCACCGCAGGTCAACCGTCAGGGTGTCGACGGGCAAAGCGACGATGCCCGTCAGGTTCAGCACTTGTGCGCTCAATTTGGCTAGCTCGCGCTCGAACCGTTCCAGCACCGGGCGGATGCGGTCGCGCATCTCGGCGCGGGTGGCGTGCGCGAACAGACGGGCCGACACCGTTACCGCTGTGTTGACGCGCAAAAACGCCGACGGGTCAATGCCCAACATCGCGCAATACAACTTGATGCGGCCTTCAATCCACGTGGTCAGCTCGGTGACGGGCAGTTGCCCCTGCACCACACGCAGCGCAGGACCGGGCGCCGTCGGGTCGCCCGAGCGCAGCAACGCAACAACCTTGTCGGGACCGACTTGGATCTGCTCGGTCATCTGCGCGATCGTTGCGTTTTCCAGCACCTTTTGCGGCCATGCACTGTGGCGGATCACGAGCTCGGTTTCCGACTCAAGCAAGCACAGCGCAATCTGCAGGTTGTGAACAGGCTCGTTGAGCGGTGCGCACCACCGCCCCAACTCGGGTGCGACGCGGTGGCCCAGCACCAGCGGAACCTTGCCAAAAGGATGCGAGCCGTTCGGCGCGTAAATGCCGATCTTGCTGCCGCGCACGTACCGCCAAGCCTCGGTGCGGGTCAACTCAATCGTGCCCCACGTGATGACGCCGGTGTCGGCGTCGATGGTATCGGGGACGGTGATTTTGACCGAGTCCCAGCCCGCGACGTCCCACGGCCGCAGCGTGTCGACGATCTTGGGCTCCATCTGCCACGGCGACACGGGCAGGATGGAAATGCCTGCGCCGTCGGGCAGCACCATCGCCGCCATGGTCTGATGCACCCACAACCCCGACTCCACCACCGACATCGCTGCATCGGCGCGGGCCTCGTCGTATACCGTCAGCATCTTTCGCCAAGCAGCCTGAGGCAGCGCCTGCGGATCTGCGGGCGAAAGGAACCGCCGCACGACCGGCCTTTGGTATAGCCCGCCGAGCTCTTCGACGTACCGCCGAACGAACGGGATCTTGCGGATCGGCGCGTCGGTGTTCGGCAGGTGTTGCCGCAGGTAGGCCGGTATCGAGGAGAAGTCGAGCCGCAGGAGCTGATCGAGCTCCTGGCCCTGCTGCTGTGCCTCGGACACATTGTAGAGCGACAGCGGCTGCAACTGCACGGGCATCGGTGGACCTCCGCGCTACAGCATACCGCGCAACCCCTGCGCCTGCAACGTCAATGCACCGACCGAGACGACCACCCCGGACGCGATGCTTCGGGCGGACGGTCGGCCGTCTGCCGCTGCTGCAACCGCTTGCCGCCGTGCAGGTCGGTGAAGTCCGCTGATGCCATTACCGCGTAACGCAACGCGTCAACAGCGTGGTCGTGCACATTGTCTTTCCGTGGCCTGTTTGTCGGCTGCCCGTCGTTGTCGAGGTAGTACGTGTATCCGCGCAGCGCCGGCACAATGCCTGCCGTTGGGCCTTGCACCGTCTGCGAAAGCGAGTGCGAAAACACAAGCGCGGGCTCGCCGTCCAGCGGGTCCATCATATCTCGCATGCATTCCAGACCGCGCGTAACCTGCTGCTCTTCGCGCGACTCCATCCAGCGAACTTGAGTCGAACGCCACCGCGCCTGCAGGTCTTGGTTCTCGACAGGTGCCGCACGGTCGGCGCCGATGCACCGCGGCGGCGAACCGCCGTGCGACAGCATCCACTTTTGCAGGCGATCTTGGAAATGGCCGCGGGGCATGCCGTCGCAAACGAGCTCGTCGGCAACAACCCATTGCCCGTCGGGTCGCACCTGCGCCATCACCGCAACGTGGTGGTCCTGCCCGCCCCAGTCGACACCGTACACGCGCGGCAACGTCAGATGCTCACGCCAGCTCCATTCAACCAAGTGCCGCGACTCGAGCGAAAGCACCGTATGCAGCGGCCGCAAAACCTTGCCTTCGACTTCCTGTTGGTACCGTCGGCGAGACATTGCCGACAAGCTGTCGAAGAAGTGTTGCGGCAGGTAGGGGTTGTCAAACGAGGTCGCCGAGGTGATGCGGTATGCGTCCCACGGTGCCGTTGTGGTGCCGCGGCCTTTTGCTTCTAGATAGCTGCGCTGCGCCTCAACAAACTTGCGGGTGATTCCGCGCATGCCGTTGGGTGAAGTGGCAACAAGAAACCCAGGACACGGCCCATGCCCGCGCAGACGTCCCGTGATTACAGTCCAGATCTCCTCGGGGTCTGCTTCACTCCACTCCACCTCGTCGGCTGCCGCCCATGTAAGTGTAAGGCCGCGCAGCTTGCTGATACGGTTGTACGGTCGAAACCAAATCACCGAGTCGTTAAGCAACCGCAAGCAAGCGTTTCCCTTGTCGTAGTCTTTGATCCAATTGACCTTTGACTGGTCCTGCATTTCCTGCAGGCGGTCAAACAGGTTTGGCAAAAGCACAGTGCGCAAGTCAATCTCGGTACGGCCGAGCAGCGCACCGACCGACCCCGGATTGCGCAACGCTCGGACGATTGCCGCGCACGTCAACGCATGCGACTTGCCCGAACCGACGCCGCCCAAGAATAGCTGAAACAGACTGTCGCCGAAGATGAAATCTGCCTGTTTGTCGTACGGCTTCCATGCCTGCGACAGATCCAACGCTACTTGCACGGCCACCCCGTGGTTCTATTCGGTGTCGATGATGTCGCCGATCTTGGCGTCGGTCTTGCGCGCGCCCCGTCCGACGGGCGGTGGCGGCGGTGCGAAGCCGCCCCACGTGATAGAAATCTGGGCGCCCCCTGCCGAGGCCTGCGCGGCTTGAAG